ACTTTAAAGGAGTTATAAATGGCACAAGATTTTGAAAGACATATTGATCGAGTAACTGGGACATCTCCAGTCACTGTTTTTACAAGTGATTCTGATGACACAGTAGTAGGTATTAGGTGTGCGAATGTAGCGGTTACTGCTATCAATGTAGATGTTTATATCGTCAACAGCGCAGCTAATTACTACCTTATAAAAGGAGCACCAATTCCAGTAGGATCATCATTAGAGTTAATTGATGGAGGTTCCAAAATTATACTACAAAGTGGTGATGCACTAACAATCGTATCAGACACAGCCAGTTCACTGGATACTGTAGTTTCACGTATTGATTCAATCAGCGTCTAGGAGATAATATGGCATATATAGGAAAGAACCCCACTGATGTACCTTTGGTTGCTGGTGATATTGCAAACGATGCTATTGATAGTCAGCATTATGCAGCTGGGAGTGTTGATGCAGAACACATGAGTGTCAACAGTATTGACTCAGATCAATACATTGATGGCTCTATAGATTCAGAACATCTTGCTACTGGAGTAATTCTAGATGATGTTCTACTTAAAGATTACGGTGAAGTTACAAACGCAATCGGCAGTACAGGTGGCGGTACACAGGATATTGACCTAACATTAGGTAACTCTGTTTCTGCAACTGTTGATACCAGTGCAAATACCTTCACATTCTCTAATCCGACAGCCTCAGATGAGCTGTGCGGGTTTACGTTGATGTTAACCAATGGTGGCTCACAGACAGTAAATTGGCCGGGAACTGTAGACTGGGCAGCAGCAACAGCCCCTACATTAACTGCCAGTGGCGTGGATGCATTAGTTTTTTGGACAATTGACGGAGGAACGATTTGGAACGGTGCGCCCGTTGCTTTGACTTTATCTTAATATGACTAATTTGAGCCGAATGATGATGGCGGCAGGGACTATATCTGGGCCACAGGTAATTGCTCCAAGTAGTAATGATTGGGATTATGTTGCAGGGAGTTGGAAACATTCAGGGAATCCGTTAGGTGATAGCACGATAGGGGGAACTTCCCAAGCCTCGGTGACGAATCAGGGTTCAAGATCGCTATTCACATTGGATGGTGATTTTATTATCCGCCTAAAAATAGAAACAAGAATAACAGCAGGCATTGGAGTATATGCCATTAGCGAAGATGCCACATTTAACCCTGCCGAAAGGCGTGGTGGCTTGGCTTCGATGACTGAGTCGTATTGGTGGAACCATGACTATGTTCACACAAAAGCATGGAAGGGGGCTGTATCTGGGGTAACATTTACCGCAATTGCAACATCAGGGGATTACGTTATCCTCCGTAGAGTCGGGGATACACTAACATTTGAAAATGAAACGCAAGGGATAACGCTTGAAACGTGGACATCAGTCACGACTGGCACGATGCGATTTATTTCTGCGGCATCTACAGATATTACTGGGCGAATAGAAGAATTGACAATCGAGGACACTGATAAAATTCAGCGGGATGGATTTTTAAATGAGGGTTTAGTTGACCAGTCAGGCTTTGGTGAGGTTGTTTCTAATGGCAGAAGTCAGGGAACAGAATTTATTGCCACAAGGTCAGGATATATTGAAACGATAACCATGAATCTTAGAACCGTTTCTACATCGTTTAATGCAAAATGTGAACTATGGAGTAGTGACGGGACAAGTCCTGTGGCGCAAATTGGTACTGATTCTGATACCGTTAACTTAAATTCTACAGGAGAAAAAACTTTTACCTTTCCGGGATCGGATGCGGTTGTTGAGAAGGGTGCAAAATATTGGTGGGTGACTACTGACACCGATGGGGGGAGTGGAATTGTGAACCCTCAGCATTTGGCTGACAGCTACAAGCAGGGAAAGGGGACAGGGCGGCATGACACAATTACAAGTATAACAGGCCACGCTACTGCCTCGGTCGATACCGATAGAGCCTCTGAAATTAAGATAAACACCTCTGACGGAGAACCAACACCGGGACATGACACTCTTTTGCTTATCCATTCTGATACTACTGATGGAAGTACTACTTTTGTTGATTCTAGTCAGAGTGGTAGGACTATAACAGTCTATGGGGATGCCCAGCATGACACCGCCCAGAATTTAGGTTTTGGGGCTTCCAGCATATTACTTGATGGAACAGTTGATAGGCTTACGGTTCCGCATCATATTGACTTTGAGAGAGGTACTGGTGACTTTACAATAGAATGCAGGATACGGAGGGCATCGTCTGCGTTTTATGGCATCATAGGTAAGGCGGCAGGGGCAGGAACTCTTTGGTCACAAATTGTATTTCAGCTTTATGCGGAATCAGCGGGGCAAGTAAAATTTAATCTGAGTAATAACGGGGGTTCAGGTTTTACAATAACCTCATCTTCCACAATTAGTAATGATACAAATTATCATATTGCAGTAGTTCGGATGAGTAATATTTTCAATCTGTATATAGATGGGACTTCCGTAGCGACAACAACCTCTACAAACTCAATGCTGGTTAATGCTGCGCCAATTATTATCGGGGAAGTTGACACAACGGCAACAGCAGGAAACTGGAATGGCTGGATAGATGAGGTAAGAATATCAAGAGTAGCCAGATGGGATGCAAATTTCACACCACCAACTTCAGCTTACCCTTAGGAGATACAAATGGATTATTGTTTAGTAGAATCAGGTCAGCTTATGCAGGGGCCACAACGATTACCCAAGAACTGGAAGAATGTTTCTGGTTTGAATTTAGGTACGACAGCAGAACTAAAAGAAAAAGGATGGCTTCCTGCTGTTCTAATACAGCCTACTTTTGATAAAGCTACACACAAACGTGCGGCAAGGTCAGTATCTATAGGCGCAGATGATGTCACGTTTACTTGGGCAACTGAAGCACTTAATGTCTATGATAACTGGGAAAACTGGAAGAAGACTATGACAGTGAGTGCTTTAGATGGTGATGTAATGTCTAGAGAGTTTGAAGATCATCTTGAATCCGATCATTCTGGACTAGCTGCTAATGCAATACAGCAAGCTAAGTATGATGAGAAGAAAGCTAAGAGAGCTTTGCAACCGGAGAAACCACCTGAACCTGACTTGTTGGGTTAGATGGAGAAGATCCTAGAGAGTGCATGGGCCTTGTTCGTAGCTATAGGGTGGTTCTTTATCAACAGGATAACAGCTAAGGTAGATGCCTTAGAGAAAGACAAGGCTGATAACTCTGCTGTTGGTAGACACTCTGAGTTGATCCATGAGACTGACAGAAGGATAGATGAGCTACAGCATACAACTGTACCACGGCAAGAGTACAAGTCTGATATAGGTGCTCTTCATGTTCGAGCTAATGAGCTTGAGAGGTCTAAGGAAGACAAGGTAACAGACATACGTATAGTCCGTGGTGATGATTCTAACAGTACTAAAAAAGGGAAGTAAGTGGATAAAATTAATGAGTTAGTTATCGCTGTATCCAGTGGTACACTTGGAGTCTGCTTATGGGTCTTTAAACGTATGTTTAAATCTATTGATGTAGCCCATGAACGTATAGATAAACTGGAGTCTAAGCTTGTAGATAAGCAGTACCTAGAGAACCAATTAAGTCCCATCAGACATGATGTGAATATAATACTTCAACATTTATTAGCTAATAAGAATAGGGAGTAAACAGGTGGACAGGATCACCAAGGAAGTCATAAAGGAAGCTAAAGATAGACTAGTAATAGTAGAATGGATAGATGCTTTTGATAGCTACGAGGAGTTAGACATTACAGACATCACACTAGTTAAACAAGTATATGAGACCTCAGGGTTCTTTGTGGAACTCAAGGATGACCATATGATTATAGGTTATAATAGAGAAGTACCTTTTAAGAATGTCTATAAAGGATATGGGGCTATTCCCATAGCTCTAGTTACTAATGTATCAATAATGGATAGGAACTGTAGATAATGGACGTAATAAATAGATATCCGTGGACAATGGCATTAATGCTAGTTGTAGGATGGTGTCTTGGTTACTATGTTTGTACACCTAACTAAGGAGAAGTATTAATGGAAATGTTTATGAACCAGAGTTGGTTCCAGATTGTAGGAGAGATTGTATTGATGTTCACGGCTCTAACAGGAGCTATGCCAGACAGGTTTGTTAATAAGATTCCTGTCTTAGGTAAGCTTTGGCCTATCTTTAATTGGCTCGCTGGTAACATCTTTAATAACGTCAACCACCCTAAAGGGATGGCTGCATTAAGAGAAGTGGAAGATGAACTTGATAAAGCAAAGGCTGAAGTTAGGGATCGTGTTAAGCTCTCTGATGTTCTTGACGGGGTGTAGTGTACTCCCTGAATTGATTGCCCCTGCTACTAACTTTGGGATGGGACTTTACAATGCTGATACATACTACTCGAAAGAGTGCTTATGGTATGAAGAGGTGGAGTTTAGTCCCACCACCAAAGAGTGGCTCAAGAGTGCACAGCCTCCTGCTCATGTCATTAAAGATGTGGCTAAGGTGGCTAGAAACAATGATCTATTTAAAGAGGTATGTAAGAAATGAGTAATGCAACCGTTAATGAACTCGGTAAGCTGCATGGTATCATAGCTAAAGCTCTTGCTGATCAGATCAAGAATGGAACTAAAGTGGAGAATAAAGATGGAAAGCTTGAAACAATATCTGCTCCAGCATCCGTACTTAACGTGGCTCGTCAATTCTTACGAGACAACAACATTGAGTGTATGGGCGCTGCTAATGAAGATATAACTGCAATAACAGAAGATTTACCTTTTGATGAAACACCTAAAGAAATGAGGACAAACTAATGGGAGTTGATAAAAATCGGAAAAGTAATACAGGATCAACTGTAAGGAAAAATAAACCTATAAAACAAGTGATGAAGAAAGAAAAGTTGAAATCAAAAAAAGTATTAGCCTTAACTGCTAAAAAACTAAAAACCGCTTCAGATATGAAAACCCCTAAACAGAAAGAAGCTGGTAAAAAGTTTCAAGCTGCTGAAATCGAAGCACACAAAAAGTATTTAAAAGACGCAGAAAAATCACTTAAAGGTCATAGAGGCGGAACTCAAAGTGGGAAAGCTTTTGCTGAACAGCACCATACTAGAAAAACACTTACGGGACGTACACTTAATAAACTTAAAAATAAACTTAGAAGTGGACTTTCTATAAGTTCAAAAAACAGATAAAGCAATGAGGACAAATTAATGTATGAACACACAACAAGATCCAATTAAGAGTGACTTTAGGAACTTCCTATATATAGCTTGGAAGCACCTTGCTCTCCCACCTCCCACTCCAATCCAATATGACATAGCAGAATACCTCCAACATGGTCCTAAGAGACTAATTATCCAAGCCTTCCGAGGTGTGGGTAAGAGTTGGATTACTTCTGCATATGTCGTATGGAAGCTACTAGTAGACCCACAAGATAAATTTTTAGTAATCTCAGCATCCAAACAGAGGTCAGATGACTTTAGTACATTCACCAAAAGAATTATCCACGAAATGCCAATCCTCCAACACTTACGAGCACGAGAGGATCAGCGTAACTCCAATGTGGCCTTTGACGTTGCTCCGTCTCGTGCTGCCCATGCTCCTTCTGTCAAGTCTGTTGGTATTACTGGGCAGATTGTCGGTAGCAGGGCACA